TCAAAGCGAGTTTGCTACCTAAACCGCCTGTAGAGCCTCCCGGACGAGCCGCACCGGGGAGGAGTTTCACGCAATGACCTCGCCTAAGTCGGCTGCGGCCAAAGCCAGATGGAGCAAAACACCATGATCGCCGAACTGATAGCCCGTGTTTTCGCCACTCGCAACGCCGCGCATAACGCTCATCTGCGCACCCGCAGCTATGCGCAACACGAAGCACTTGGCGCGTTCTATGCCGACGCGATCGATGCCGTCGATACCGTCGCAGAAGCCTGGATGGGGGCCTTCGGCGAGTTGCCCGAGTTGCCGCCCGTCGATATGCCCGGTGAAGACATCCTTGCCCATCTTCGCGATGAGGCCGACTGGATCGAAGTCAATCGCGCATCGATCGCAGACGAGTACGACGCCATCGCCAATCTGGTGGATGGCATCACGGCGGTCTATCTGAAGGCCATCTACAAGCTTTCTCGCCTATCCTGATGAAGCTCTCTGAAGGCGAGCGCATGTCCGCGCTCTGGCGCAAGCTCGAGCAGCACCTGACCGACCGGCTCGCCACGCTGCGAGCCAGGAACGACGGCAACCTTCCCCCGGATGAAACCGCGAAGGTGCGCGGTCAGATTGCCGAAGTGAAGTCCTTCCTTGAAATCGGCACACCCAAACTCGTCATCGACGAATAAATCATCGACCCTCGGGGGGCATAGCCAAAATCAATCGCACTACTGCTGGCGATAGCCACCGGTAAATGCGTTGGCCGCTTCGGCGCCCGACATCTGTGAACGATTTTGGAGATTTGCCGTGACCGTTGAACAGGTCGAGCAACAACCCACTCAGGAAGTAACGGAAGAGCAGCAAGCATTGCATGAGGCCGCCGCCTTCGCGGAAGCGTTTGCCAGGACACGGGGTGAAGAACCCCCGCAGGAAGCAGCGCCAGAACCGCAGGCGGCACCGGAACAGCCCGAAGAGCCGACTAAAGCCATTGCCGAGCCGCCGCCCGCAGAGGGTGCCAGCGAGGAAGGGCATTATGTCATTCCAGGTCTCGGGTTGACCGAGGGGGAGCTTAAGGCCGCGATTCTCAAGGCCAACGAGGTAGACAGCGTCAAGGCCCACATCGAAAAAGCCTTCGGGAAAATTGGTGAGGTCTTTAGGAAGCAGCAGGCGCTGGAGCAGCGTAACCAAGCCATGCCGTCCGGTGGCCAGGTCAAGCTGACCTCGGAAAGTTTCAAGCGCATGCATACGCAGTGGCCGGAGATGGCGGCCGATTTGGCACAGGACCTTAGTGAGGCGCTGGCCAATGTCGGAGGTTCAGCTGCTGCTGCCGCGTTCGATCCGTCAGAGATTGAGCGCATCGTCGCCGTGCGTGTTTCGGAAACCGAGAAGAATCTCAATCAGTCCGTCGAACGCCGCCTGCTGTCCCGCTCTCACCCGGATTGGGAAGGCGTCGTTACATCGCCCGACTTCTCGCTATGGAAGCAGAATGTTCTCAAGGAGGAAGAGCGGGCAACCCTCAATGCCTCATGGGACGCTGATTTCATCGGCAAGAAGATCGACGAGTTCCGTTCCTGGAAAGACAAGTCACAGCAATCCCGTACCAACAAACAGAAGCGCCTCGAGGCGGCGATCCAGCCGACCGGTGGGGCGGTTCCCACTTCAAAACTCAGCGAAGACGACGCTTTTCATGCCGGCTTCAAGTTGGCGCGCGGTCTTCGGTAAATAGGAGAAAGACATGGCAATCCAAAGTTATGCACTGTCCCCGCAGCGGATCGGCAAGCTCAAGGGCGAAATCCTTGGTCACGCCGTCGCGGTCGAAGTTCTCGGTGTTACTGGCATGCAACGCCAGATTCCGAAGAACAGTGGCGACACCGTGGTTTATCGTCGCTGGCTGCCCTATGGCGGCACGAGCGGCGCCGTCTCTGGCGGCAGCGATCCGCAGGACCGCTTTTTTGCTAACAACACCACCGTTGATCGCACGGCCGCATTGGCCTCGGCGCATCTGACGGCGGAAGGCGTGACCCCGGCTGCGGAAACGATGATCCCGGTCGACGTGACGGTCGCCTTGCAGCAATACTCCGTCCTGTACGGATTGACCGACAAGACCGTCGACCTCTACGAAGACGACGTTGCCGAAGAGATGAAGAAGCAAACCGGCGAACGGGTCGGCCTGCTTCGCGAGATGGTTCGCTACGGCGCCCTGACGGGATGCACCAACGTCTTCTATAGCGGTGGCGCCTCGCGTGCGGCGATTTCCGGCAAATTGACTCTCAACCTGTTGCGCAAGATTTCGCGCAGCTTGCAGGGCAACCATGCCAGGCGGATCACGTCGGTCCTGGCGCCATCGGCGGACTTCGCGACCGCCCCGGTGGAAGCGTCGTATCTGGTGTTCGGCAGTTCCGACCTGGAATCCGATGTCCGCGACATCCCCGGTTTCATTCCCGTCGCGTCGTATGGCAGCCGCAAGCCGATCAATGAAAACGAAATCGGCGCCGTCGAGAATTTCCGATTCATCACTTCTCCGGAACTGGTGGCGATTCAGGATGCCGCCACGAGCACGACCGCCTCGGCGTATGGCTTGCTCTCGACTACCGGCACCAACCCGGATGTCTATCGCGTGGTCGTGGCAGCGGAAGACGCCTGGGGCCAGGTAGCGCTGCGTGGCGCGAACGCTCTCACCCCGACCTACATTCCGCCCGGCCAGATGGACAAGAACGATCCGCTCGGACAGCGCGGTTATATCGGCGCCAAGTTCTACATGAACGCCACGGTGCTGAATAACGGCTGGATGGCGATCGCCGAAGTCGGCGCTTCCGCCCTGTAATTGACGGGGCAGGGAATCCTGCCCCTACAACTGAAAGGATACTCAAATGGCAATTGGCAATCTTGCAACCGGCACGCTGGCGATTCCGACCTCGACCACGAACATGCTTTCCGGCATTACGGGCGCTGCGACCACTTACACGGCCACGCAGTTCTCGTTTGCGATCGATGGCAAGGCGTATCTGAAGGCGACTGCTTCTGGCGCGGCCACGCCGACCACCGATTCGGCGGGCGGCACGCTGGTGCTCGCTCCCGCTTACGGAACGGTCGTCGTCTGGTGTGTGAACTCCAGTGGCACCGTGTCTGTCTATCGCGGTGAAACCGTGGCCCTCGACGGCAGCAACGCCTTTACGCGCGCCCCGGCCTTCCCGGCGATTCCGGGCACCGTCTGTCCGTTCGCTTACACGACTCACCGAAATTACGGTGGCTCGAACTTCACGATCGGCTCGACCAACTGGAACACCGGCAGCACGGCTCATGCAACTCAAAACTGCATGTACCTGCCCGAGCGTCCGCAGACCAGCTAATCGATTGGGTAGTACCGGTGCCGTGGGCTTCGTGCTCACGGCAACCTTAAACGATAAAGGACATTCATCATGCAACTTTGGAAATCCATGGCCGACCTACTGGTCAGCAAGAAACTCACCCTTGGCAAGAATGCTCAGGTTGTCGCGTTCAACTCGAGCGGTGTCGAGGTTCCTGTCGCCTTGGGGGCTGTCGAGGCCCGCAGCGCGGCCAGTACCTTGTCTCAATACGACAACGGCAAGACCATCCTGCTCAACTCGACCACGGCCTTCGCAACCACGTTGCCGTCGCCGTTCATGGGTGGGCGGTTCAAGTTCATCGTGACCGGCATCCCCGGCGCCAGCGCCCACACGATTGGCGCGGGCAGCGCCATTATCAAAGGGTCGGTGTCGTCCGCCGACCTGGCCAACGCATCGGCTGCGGCCTCGACTACGGGTGGTACGACCATCAGCCTGACCACAACCGCGTATGTCGGTGACTGGATCGAAGTCGTCAGCAACGGCGTCAACTGGCTGTTGTCTGGTTCTGTCAAGGCGCAGGGTGGCCTGACTATCGCCTAATCGTTTCGCGCTCCTCCCAGGCAGTACCTTGGCCCGCCCATGTGGCGGGCTTTTTACATCCACCCTTGGGGGGTAAATCCAGAATGACCTCGTTCTAATTTCTGGAAGGAAACCAACATGGGACGTTATCCGACGAAGGGCATTGACGCTGCCGCGCAGGACATCAATCAACCCGAGGATGTGATCCTGCCCGGCATGGACGATGGCCCTATCCGGCGCACCGACCAGATCATCGAACCAGTCGATGGCCCGGTGTCCAATAGCATGCTTGGCGAGATGGCTTTCAGCGAAGAGATGATCGATGTCGTCGTGCATGAGAGCACCGACCCCAATGCCGAAAACCCGGTAATGGTTTATTGCAATGGCGTGCCGCAGTTCTTCCTGCGCGGTCAGACGCAGACCGTCAAGCGCAAGTTCGTCGAAGTCCTGGCCAGGGCGAAGCAGACGGCGATCCAGACCGTTGAGCGGCCGATGATGGGCGATACCGTTGTCAGGAAGGCTCGCAGCCTGCGCTACCCGTTCTCGATCGTCCAGGATCGCAATCCGAACGGCACGGTATGGATTCGCAAGGTACTGGCTGAAGCCTGATGACATTACTTGATCTCGTCAACAGGCTTCGGATTGAAAGCGGGGCATCTGGCGGAACGTTAACCACGCTCGCCTCGCCGACAAAAGAGGTCGAGCGGATGACTAACTGGATCATCCAGTCAGACTTGGAAATCCAGGAACTGCACCACGACTGGAACTTCCTGCGTGCCGAAGTCGAGTTCGACACGGTGGCCGGTGACTGGGGCTATGCCCCGGTTACCGACATCACCGCGATCGCAAAATTCGCGCAGTGGAAGACGGACGATCTGCGCGTCTATCTCAAGTCGGCGGGGTATGGCAGCGAAACACACCTTGGCGAGGCGATGGCGTATGACGCCTTCCGCGACTACTGGCGATTCAACATGCGCCGTAGCACGCAATCCCGCCCTGTCTCGTGGGCAGTGGCGCCCGATCATTCCCTGGTGCTTGGCCCGGTTCCCAACGATGTTTATACGGTGGTTGGCGAGTATTTCAAGGAACCCACCCTGATGTCCGCAGACACGGACACGAGCGCCATTCCGTCACGCTACCAGATGGTGATCGTTTATCGGGCCATGATGAAATACGCGCCCTATGAAGCCGCAGGCGAAATTTATCAGGCCGGCAAGGACGAGTATCGGAAGATGCTCGATGCGCTTGAAATTAACCAGTTGCCGAAAATGCAATTGGCAGGGGCGCTTGTCTGATGTCTATTGGGCAGATCAGGTGGCCGGCGATTCAGTATTCGCTCATCCAGATGGGCGGTGGCCTTGACCTTATCACGCCGACACTTTCGCTCAAGCCTGGTGTTCTTCGCGAAGCGCTGAATTTTGAATGTAACGTGACCGGTGGCTATAGCAGCATCAGCGGTTACGAACGTTATGACGGTCATGCGGCGCCGAGCAGCGGGACATATGTGGCGCTCGATGTCAACATGGTTCCCGCAATCGTGATCAATATCGGCGATTCGGTTAGCGGCGCAACGTCTGGAGCGACCGGAACGATTATTGCCACGTCTTCGTCGATGCTCGTGATTGCCAATCCGAGCGGCACATTCATTGTTGGCGAAGACATCAATCGTAGCGGAAGCCCAATTGCCGAGGTTGTGGCATTCAGTACCGTTGACACACCGAAAAGCAACGCCGTGTATCTTGCGGCGGCGGCGGACATCTTGCGCGCAAGTATTGCCAAGCCGTCCGGCTCGGGGCCGATTCGCGGGGTATTCTTTTTCGGCGGGTCGGTCTATGCGTTGAGAAACAACGTCGGCGGGACAGCGGCGGTTCTGTACAAGTCATCTGCCGCCGGCTGGACGGCGGTGACGTTCTACAGTAAATTGTCGTTCAGTTCCGGGCTGGTCAAGCCCGCTGAAGGGGCCACGCTTTACGGCAATACATCAACCGCGACCGGGGTCGTCAAGCGTGTCGTGACGCGCACGGGCACATGGGGCAGCACCGCTGCCGGGACCGTGGTTATCCAGATCACGAGCGGCGCATTCCAGAACGGGGAATCGGTCAAGCTCGGCAGCGGGGCGGGAGCGGTGCAATTCACTGCGGCATCGGCATCGTCGGCCATCACTCTGTTGCCAGGTGGCCGACTGGAAACCGTTGAGGCGTCGATCATCGGCAACACTACCTTGCCGCGAATCTATGGCGCCGATGGCGTCAATCCGGCCTGGGAATTCGACGGCACGACGCTGGTGCCGATCCATACCGGCATGACCACGGACACACCAAAGCACATCGCGGCGCATAAAGACCATCTGTGGTTGTCCTATGGCGCGAGTCTGCAATACTCTGGATTGGCCGACCCGTATGCCTGGACGCTGGTGCTCGGTGCCGGCGAAATCAACGCGGGCGAGGAAATCACCAACCTGCTTCCCCAACCAGGATCGGATTCGTCGGCGGCTCTCGCGGTTATCACCAAGAACGGCACGAAGTTCTTCTACGGCACGCCGGGGGGCAGTTCGGCGCAGTTGGTGACATATAACTCTGGCGTGGGCGGCAGGCACTATACCGCGCAGAACCTGATGAACGCCCATGTCCTTGATGACCGTGGCGTGATATCGATCGCCACGTCACTCAACTTCGGCAATTTCGACACAGCAACCCTGACCTTCGCCATGCAGCCGTGGATTGTGGCCAATCGTACTTTGGCCACGGCGTCATGCGTCAATCGCGAAAAGTCTCAGCATCGAGTGTTCTTCAGCAATGGCACGGCCCTTTACACCACTGTGGTCAATGGCCAATTCATGGGCGCCCTGCCGCAGTTCTTTCCGGACGCGGTGAATTGTGCCTGGAACGGCGAGGATGACGACGGCAACGAAATAACGTTCGTCGGCTCAACTGACGGATGGGTCTATCAGTTTGACAAGGGCACGTCGTTCGACGGCGCCAATATTCCCGCTTACATCACGCTCAACTATGACCCGTCGAGATCGCCGCGCATTCTGAAAAGTTATCGGCGCGCTGTAACAGAAGTGTTCGGCAACACCTACGCCGAATTGCAGGCGTCCTACAAACTCGGTTATGCCAAGAGTGAGTATGGCATCCCGTCATGGGACACCTATACCGCGACCATGATGCAAGGCGGGTGGGATGGCATTGTGCATTGGGACAGTGGCGCATCCTGGGATACGCAGAGCATTGCGCCTGTCGAGATCGAAATGACCGGCACCGCAGAGAATGTGGCGCTCTCATTCTCTACCGACAACAATTTTTCCGGGCCGATCACCATCACGTCGTCGATCATTCATTACATCATTCGAAGAGGTCTAAGGTGAGCAACGAGTTCTATACCCGCACCAGTCTTCCGTCGCCAGGGGGCGCCCTGTTGTCGTCGCAGATACGGGCGGAACACGCCCTGATCGAAGCCGCGTTCGACAAGCTGCCGGCCATGACTGGAAAGGCCGGGTACTACGTCGCGGTCAATGGCGCCGGCACCGCGCTCGAAGCCGTCCTGGCGCCCACTGGCACTCTGCCCACGCAGACCGGCAACGCCGGCAAGGTGCTCTTTACCACTGGCACCAGCGCGTATTGGGGCCTGCTCTACAGTGATTGGGCGACCAAGAGTTCTGCCTATACCGCCGCAGCCGGGGACCGACTGCGCTGCAATACCAGCGGCGGGGCATTTACCGTCACCCTGCCAGCCAGCCCTGCCGATGGCGCTCAAATCTGGTTCATGGATTATTCCGGCACATTCGATTCTTATGCCGTGACGTTCGATGGAAATGGCAAAACAGTTCTAGGCGATACGACGTTTGTCGCAGACATTAAGCACCTATCAGGGGCATTGGTATATATCTCGGCGTCTGGTAATTGGGGGTACGCGTAATGGCAAATGCATCAAGTCTTTTCGGCGGGAGAATTAAATCAATTCAATCTGGATTGATCAATATTGCCGGAGTCGGAACAACTAATACTGCCACTCTCAGCCCGTCAGTAAATACAAGCAAGTCGTTGCTAATGCATCTTGGCGCCAGAGGGGCAAGTTCTGCTGACGCCAGTATCACGTTGGCGCTCAGTAATTCAACCACGGTGACAGCCACACGAACCGGGCCGTCTGGTGGAGGCGTCGTGTCGTTCCAGCTTGTGGAGTATTACTGATGCCATACGCTCAGCTGGACAATGATGGCCGCGTCAAGGCGGTGGTAAGCGGCGGCCCGGGCATCCCGTGTGAATGGTCGGATATTGGCAGGGTATGGACAGGATCGGTGTTTGAGGATGCCGTTCCTGACGTTCCTGCCTCTGTCACCCCTCGACAGTTCCGCCAGGGCCTGACCGCGATAGGCTTGCGCGCAACCGTCGAGGCAGCAATTGCATCCGCTGATCAGGACATCAAGGATTGGTACGAATATAGCAACGCCTTTGAGCGCGCCAATCCTGTATTGAATGCCATGGCCGTGACGCTAGGCAAGAGCGCAGCGGAGGTTGACGCTCTGTTCAAACTGGCGGTGACGCTATGACACTATCGTTCATCAAGGCGTTTTTTCTCGCGCTTGTTGGCTTGCCGATCATGCTGCTCGGCTTCCTGCTCGTGGCTGTCGGTTTGCCGTTCCGCAAGTCGTATCCAGAAACCATCAAGCCGTTCACGCAATTCCCCGAGCGCGGCCACTGGATGCTCGTTGATCTGCCATCATGGCTCAAACCTTGGAGCAACCCGTTCGATGGCGCACTCGGAGACAAGCGCGGCTGGTGGGCGAACGAGCGTAATGGAGAACAGGCGAGCCTCCTGTCCATGTGGCTGTGGATGGCCGTGCGAAATCCGGCGAACTACTGGAACCGCGTCATCACGGGCGTCGATGTGTCGCGCTGCAAGATCGAGCGTGTTTATGGGAATGCGGACGAGATCATTGAGGAGCCGGGAGTCAGCAACTGGCACGTCCTCAAGGCTACTCGTGACGACGGTGCGACCTTCTACAGGCTTTGGATTGTATGGGCATATCCGTTCCGCCCCGACAAGAGCCTGAACATCGACCTTGGCTGGAAACTCAAACTCGAAGATAACGGTATGTCGAAGGATGCACCGATCAAGGAGCGTATCGCCGGTTCGGTATTCACCCCGGGGATATGGAAGGCGCTGGCATGACCTACGACGAATTCAGGCGGTCAGTCAAGACTGGCGACATGCTGTTGTGGCAGAGCAAGCCGACCGGGAATTTGCGCCACGACACGGAAATAGAAGCCGTTCAGGTTTCAACCGAGAGCCCATGGACGCATGTCGGCATCGCGTGGGTTGAATATGGCCGCGCGTGGGCGATGGACCTCACCGTCACAGGATGCGCGCCACGGCTCCTGAGCAACGATCCGCCGCAGGCATGGATCAATGCCCCGCGCCGGCTTTCCCGTGCCGGGCTGCTGTACGCCTTCAGCCGATTCGGGAAAATGCGCTATTCGCGCTGGCAGGCAATACTGGGCTATCTCAGGCGATTGGCCATCGGCAACGACATGCTCGGCCAGTGCGCGGAGTATGTTATCGAGGTCTACCGCGAAGGCGGCATGGCGCCATCCGAGATCGCTACCCCGGCCGCATGTGTGGAAGGCGCGCTGCTGCGGTGGTCGGGGGCGGCACTACGGCGCATTGCAAAGGAGGCAGCACAATGAGTGCGATGACCAATTGGCGGGACATGGTGGCCAGGGCGCAGGCCAATGGCGCCACCGGAAGCAACCCGACTGGCAATGCGATTGCCGATCAGCTCTATCAGATCAGCAACAACCCTGCGTTGATGGCGGCGTATTCGGGGGCCCAGCCGGATCTTCTGCGACGAGCCGGGATCGCCCCATATACGCAAGCTCAAATCGATAGCTATCATGCCACTAAACAGGCGCCTACTGATTACCTCGGCATGATGGAGCAACAAACCATCAGTCCGCTAGCGGCTACGCAATCTCCTGCACAAGGCGCAAGCAATACCGGGATGATCAATACAGCATCCTCTGTTCCCTATGGACAGCCGTCAGGAACGAGTTGGTCAGTGACTCCGGATCAATTGGTCCAGAACAGGGTGCATGGGTTGCTCGACAGCAACAATCCTCTGATGCAGCAGGCAAAGACTCAGGGGTTGATTGCAGCCCAGGAACGCGGTTTGTTGAATACCAGCATGGGAGCCGAGGCTGGGCAAAAGGCGCTCTATGACTACGCCGTGCCGATTGCGACCGTGGATGCGCAGACGCTTGCGAGCGCAAGCAAGGTCAATGCCGACAATGCCGTTCAATTGGAAGCTGCCAGGTTGAACGCGACCACGAGTGCGGCGAACTCGGCGCTTTCGGCGCAGACGCAAAAGGACGTTGCCGCAGCTCAGATGAACTTTAATTCCCTGCAAAACGTGTCCGAGGGCGTCCGCTACGGATGGGGCACGCTGCAATCCGGCATCAATCAGGTATTGTCGTCGAACATGACGCCTGCCGCCAAGGATGCGGCTGTGCGCGACATGACCTCTCAGTATCTGGCATATGCCAATACCGTGAGCAGCATTTACCAGATTGATCTTAGTCCGCTGTTGAGCCAGTGGATGCCAAGGACGGCGTGATGGGGAAGTGGGACGCATACTGGTCGACGCAGCCTGATAACTCCAGGCTGCGTGCTTCGACGGATGTCGTCGGACAGATATATGGTTCTGGTTATTCAGCGACAGCGGAAAGCGATTCTTCTCCAGCCGGAGTGTGGTGGGAAACCCTGCGCGTGTATTCAGGCGGACTTTCTCCCGGCTCGAAAATCAGTTGGGCGTCGTTGAGCGACCAGGATCAGAAGGTCATCGAGAATTATTACAACAACAAGGTTCTCGCTCCCGCGATAGACAGATGGATGGAGGCGGCCAAACAACCATCTGATGGAATTGATTTTGACTCAATTAGGTGGGGCGCCAATCCTTTCATCGGTAATATCGCGCACGTCGATGCAAACGGGTACTCCCCGAGCCAATGGAATTCCACGGGAAGCGAAAACCTGCAATGGAAAATCGTCAATCCGGATTCAGTAGCTTCCAGTTTGGCATCGAAAGGATTTGTGTCGATTGATCAGGTGGGCACCAAGGCCGGCGATCCATCCAAGGCGCAGGCGACAACCCAGATCGGCATGATGAAAGCGATTGATCCTTCCATGCCGGCGAGATATGGCATCGATGATCAATACATCTCCGACATGGAGCAGCGCAATGCAGTATTGCAGGCGCAACGCAATGCCAAGCATGATTCCCACAACAACATGGAAGGCGGCATTGTCGTCGGCTTGATCGGGGGCATGGCTGGCCTTGGCGCGGCCGGCGCTGTGAGTGGCGCAGGTGGAGGAGGCGTTGCTGCCGGCGCGGCATCGGGGGCTGTTGGCGGTGCGGTGACATCCGCTGCTACAGGTAACAACGTGCTCAAGGGTGCTCTTGTCGGCGGCATTACTGGCGGGTTCGGCGCGGCCGTGGGTGATTACGCCAGTAAGTTTGGCGGGATGGGCGGCAGCGCCATCAAAGCTGGCGCAAGGGTGCTGACTGGGCTTGCCGCTGGTAAAGACCTCAAGCAGTCATTGATTGGCGGGGTCGGCGGTTTCGTCAGCAATGAAGCAGGAGGCGGCATTCCTGGCCAGATTGCCGGAACCTTGACGACTGGATTGATTAATCATGCGCTGTCGGACGACTCGGGAAGCTCGTCAACATCGAGCGGACAGCAAACGCAAAACGCGATCACGACATCCACGACGGCATCTGGTTCTGGATTCGGCGCGGCCGTAGGATCGTTCTCGCCGGTTCAGGCTGGCGGTATCGACTGGTTCGACTCAAGCAGATATTGGAAAGGGTAGGAAATGAGTGATGACGGCTTGCTGTTCGATGTTGATATCACGAATGGGGCTTACGATTCCCCTGCCGAGATTCCTGGGGGAGATATCGCGTATGCCGATTTGCCGATCTCGGATGGTAGCGCGACCTCATCGCCGCTTTATGCGGGCGGGGCAGCAGATGTTGTCGATGGGAATGCCTGGCTCGGTGATTTCGATACCTCTGCCAACCTGATCATCGATGCGGCGTCGGGAAATTCTGATGTTGCCGGTAGCGAGTATCTCACCAAGCTCGGCATGGAGCCCTTGAAGGTATCTGGTGACACATCAGGTTCCCAGTCCTGGCTGCAATCGGCGCTCGGCGCCCTTGGATTGGGCGGGCAGGGCACCAGTACTGGGAAGAGCGGTACCCAGGATGCGGGATCGCTGATGAGCACGGTCATTGTCGGGAACATCCTCAAGGGATTGTTTGCGGCACCCGCGCAGCGTGAGGCAGCAAAACAGAATCAGCGCCTGGTCGATTCCCGAGTGGCCAATGAATCGCTACAGCGCGGTGCGCTCACCAATCAGATGAACGGACTGATCGGCACGGCGGGGGGTGGCGCTACAGTCGCACCCTATCAACCGGTGCAGCGTCCGGCCTACAACCCATTCAAAGGGTAAGCGATGACTCCAGCACAATCACCCATGCTTCAACAGCAGCCAACGGATGGACAGGGCAGTGGTATACCGCAGGAGGTTCAGGCCGACCAAGAGGCGGTACAGAAGATTGTTCTCTCCTGCCTGACGGTCATGTACGACCCGAAGACATTCCCGATCTTCAAGCAGGGATTGTCGTCGGGCAAACCGATTCCCGACATCCTGGCCATGGAAACCGCAGGACTTATCAGGATGGTCGATGACAGGACACAGCACAATCTTCCAAAGAAGCTGCTGCCAATGGTCGCGGTCATAGTGCTGATGGAGATGGCTAAGTTCATGTCCGATGCCGGTATTGGGCGACCGAGTGAAGAAGACATCAAGGCGGCGATCGTCAAGGCGCTGAACATGCTGAAAGGAATTTACCGCGACCTAGCACAGCAGAGGAGGCAGGGCCAACAACCGCCAACAGGCCAGTCTGTGCCGGATGCCGCACAGGGCGGTCTGATTCAACAAGCTCAAGCGCAAGGGGTCTGACATGGCTATGGGATTACTGGGTTACGCGGTGGCTGGCGCTGGCGAGGGTCTTGGGCAGGGCATCGCGGCGACAGGCTTCGAGGCCATGAAACAGGCCATGGAACAGAACAGGCAGGCGGCGCTCTTGCAGATGCGCGAGGAAATGGACATTGCCAAAGAGAAGCGCGGGCAGGACATCAAGATTGCGGATGAGACGCGCCATGAAGAAACAGCCAAGCGGTTGCGGGAGACCGAGGGCACGCCCGAGAACATCGCCTTGCAGGGCAGTCAAATCGCCCTGCGCAAGGCCAGGGATGCCGAGGCCGATGATCAGTTCCAGCGCACCAGCAAGGCGAAGTTTTCTGATGGCAGCGAAATCGCGACTACTCCAGAAGGCGCTGTTGAGCGGCGCGACAGTTCCGGCAATGTCATATCATCGTATAAGGATAAAGACTCCTATGCTCGAGAGCAGCTTGGGCTTATCGGCAGAGCCGGCTTGGCCAAGACAGAAGCTGATACCAAGCTGCACGAGGCGCAGGCAGGCAGGGAAGGGGCCTATGGGCGGCTACTCGATCGTAGCGCCGGCCGTGGCACGGGGGGCGGGAAAAGCGATGCCAATTCCTATCGAATGATGGAATCCGACAAGATCGAGTATCAGGAAAATGCCAAGGACATTCGCGATATCAGAAAAGACGCGACCATGGACCCGGCAGAAAAAGATCGCCGGATCGGTGAATTGCAACTGAAGAACGAGCGGATCATGTTCCGTATCGCCAGGAATGGTGACATGCGTCCGACTGAAGATGACATCAACGAATTGAAAGACAACTACGCAAATGGCAACGCATCTGTTATCGCGAGATTCAATCGCGTCTTCGGGAACGGTGAAGCCGAGAGGATTCTTGAGAAGGTGACCTACCCTGGAATGATTGAAACTGATGGGCGCCCAGGAAATAAAGATCAGCAGGCGGAAGCAAGTGAGCCAGATACACAAAAGCCGCGTGGTGCATTGGCAAGGCTCAAGCAGGCCGCAGAAGAAGCTGAAAGAGTTCGCAAAGAGCGGGCAAAACGCTACCAACCAAAGTAACGCTCGGGGGGCGCCGTTAGGATCGTCGGCGTCTCCTTAACCTCCTGACGGAGAGGCCCGTTGATGGCTTACGATCCTGATGTTCTTGCCTCGCTACGCGAGCAAAATCCCGGTGTTGCCGACGACATCATTCTCGCGGCGCTGGACATGCAGTCGCAGCAGGACACCATGCCTGTTCGTCCCGATCTCAGCCGTGAATCATCGATGCGGAACTACGTCGGTGATACGCGTAACGATACAGACATCATCGAAAGCGATGGCGTAGTTTCGCCAACAACGCACCAAGTTCCGACTTTCATGGAATTGACGGGTGGCGGGGGTAGCCGGCCATCGAATAAACGAAGCGATTCAGATCGCGTCCCGACATTCATGGAACTGACGTCCGGGATGTCGACGGAACCGACCAGTACGCCCGCCGCCAACTCTGGCGACGGCAACTTTACCCGTGGTGCCAAGACCGCAATTGGTCAAACAGTTCCCCTCGCAAAGGGACTCGTTGGCGCCATTGGCGCGACTGGCGAGCAAGTCTTCGGCGAGGGTGGCATCTGGTCAGGATTGAAGGACTGGGGAATCAAGGGCTATCAGGATGGCATGGCCAAATTGCAGCCCTTGGCCAGGGAAAACGACGACATTACCGTTGCCTGGGAAAAAGCGAAATCCGGTGACCTCGGCGCGTTGATGGACTGGGCTGCCTACGGTCTTGGATATGGCGCGGTGCAGCTAGGTGAATCCGCGTTGACGGGCGGCATCGGCGCATTGGCAGCCAAGGGCGGCGCCGGAATATTGGCCAAGACCGCCGTCGAAAACATGGTGGCCAAGCAAGCCGCCAAGATTTCAGCAGAGCAGTCGGCAAAGATTGCCACGGGGGAACTGACCGAAGCCGCAATAGCAAAAATGGCGACAACACAAGTTGCCAATCGAATTGCTGCCATGGGCGCTGGCACTGCACTTCAGGGTTACAACGAGATGATGGAAGTGGGCAGCATTTTCCCGGATGCTGTCGAGGAAGCCAACAAACATGGCGGGATGACCGGGGAAGACTTGGCCAGGGTATGGGGATGGGGCACGCTTGCAGCCGCCACCGAATCTGCGACCGACCTGCTTGGCCTTGGTGCCATTACCGGCAAGATCAAATTGCCCGGCGCTGGTGGTCGAATTGCTCGTGGCGTCACGGGGTCCATGATTGGTGGCGTAACCGAAGGCGCGCAGGAAGGTGTCCAGACGTGGATGGAATGGAAGGGCGCCAACAAAGACACTGACTCGGAAGCGTTCTGGAAAGACTTCATCAACTCGGCAGCAATGGGTGCATTGCCTGGTCATGTCGTGGGTGGCGTTGCCGGTGCCGTGCATGTCCCGAAGCCAGCCGACATCCTCAACACCCCAAACACCCAGCAGGCCATCGACACGTTCAACGCCGCCGTACAGGCGGATGCTACTGCGAGCGAAGATGTGCGGGCCATCGGCGCGTTGATGCAGGACTACACCGCCGCCAATCGACAGACGCTGGAAGCAGCACAGGCGCAACTCGACGCCGAGGTCGATCAGGGTGATCCATTGGCAGTGGCGAATCCCGCCGACGTGACCAACGCCGCAGCGCTGGCGCGAACGACGCAAGCTGACCAGAAGATCGCAGCGACACTCTCGGATGAAGAGCAGGGAATCGGCATTCCGCCCGCTGCGGCAGACACGAACAACCTCCCCGACACATCCGCACCCATCACCGGGCAGCGCAGTCTTGCGCAGCAGGTTCTGGAAATCAGCCGTAATGGCGGCCCGAAGAGTGAAGCCGAGCGCGGCCTGATGGCCATGGCCAGGCGTGACCTTGGGGAACAGAAGGTCGCGGAAATCGAGCGGCTCGGCCAAGCGCCGGCATTGATGACGCGCATGGAACAGAAGGGCGTGGAACACGGTGCAACACCGCCGATCACGATTGTGCCGAACGACAACGGCGTACCCATCATTCGTTCGCAAACGCCAGAGATCAGCACGGCGGTCAATGCCGAATTGAAATCGGCCGGCATCAACACCCACACCATCGATGGCACCTCGATCCGCGTACCGAAGGCCCAGGCCCAGGTGGCGCAACAGATCGTGTCCCGCGTCAATACCCGATTCACCCAACCAAGACAGGAGCAGACCCTTGGCACTCAAGCCGAAGAAACCGTCCCGACAGAACAGGGACAACCGGAATCCCAGCCCGCCGCACCGCTAACGCTCGGCAACGCCAATCACGCTCAATCCGCGACGGTCAGGGCGATGCTCGGCGACCAGGTGTCGGCTGAAGACCATGTAGGGGTCATCGACAACCTCGACACTCTGCCGACACAGGTCGATGCGAATCAAGGGCCGCGCATTGGCAGGCCCATGGCGAAGGCCATCAAGACGCTGGCCGGGATGCTCGGCCGGAAGGTGGTCTTCTACGAAACCACCAACAAGGAAGTGGCGGAAGGCATCAACCGCGACGGCAATACGCTCTACGTCAACATCGATTCGAACGTCGATGCCGTGGCCGTGGCCGGGCATGAGATGGTTCATTCCATCGAGCATGAGCAACCGGAGCTGTACGCGAAGCTCTTGGAAGCGACCAAGGGTGTCATCAAGGCCGGGGGCCGCGAGCGCGCTGTAGCCTATGCCAAGTACGCTGGCGTGAGAGACCTCGACAGTGCCGCCCGGGAACTGCTCTCAGACATCGGCGGTAACGAATGGCGCAGCGGCCAGTTCTGGTCTGACGTGTTCGATGAGGTTCATCGCACCCATGCGCCGACTGAAGCTCGTTCGATCATCACGAAGATTCGCGATGCGATCGTCGCCTTCATCAACAAGCTGATCCGTGCCACGCCGAAGCAGGGGTTCCAGCATGGCTACACTCGGGAAGAACTGGCCGAGATTCGCGACAACCTCGTCAAGGCAACGGCAGAGTCGTTCCGGCGTGCCGAGCGGGTAAGGCTTGGATTGGCGCCGACACCGGAAGCGAAAGCGGGGGAAGTGAGGTTTGCCGGGAAACGTGAGGAAGATGCCGACAATGAACCGACGCGCGTCTTCGTCGAAGTCGCGCCCGACCCGAACAATTCGGCATTGACGGAAGCATGGCGTTCGCAGCCTTACGACGAGCGAGTGGCCATGAGCCGTTCGGTGTTCCAGAAGATACTGCCGAAGGTGCTTTCGGCCTTGGGCATCAAGGGGGAATTCTCAGAGCAGCTTGGCGGCTACAAGCTCGACACGAACCCGTCATTCGCGACGCTGTTCGATAACGCCAACGATGCGCACCGGTTCTCATTATTGGCGGGATACGCCCTGTCTCAAGATTCCATGATGGTGCTGTCAGGTCAAAAATTTGACGGCGCGATGGATGCGGGGATAATCCAGATCAAGCTTCCAGGAAGCGCCACACAGGAACAGGTGCATCAGGTCTATCTGGCGGCGCGTGGAACATGGCCCGGGAAGATCAGCGGACACACGACGAAGGACGGCATCATGCACATCGTCGTGCCGCGCAAGACGGCGTTGCAGGTCGCCATGAAGGTGAACAAGGCGCTCGGCAACAAGTACCCAGTGCATTACGCGGAAGGATATTACGCCTTCCCACAAAAGAAGGATTATGACTATGCCAGTATTCAAGGGACATCATCCGCGCAGCTTCCTGGCACAAGGGAAGACGCTAGTGAGCTTCGGGCCGAAGCAAACCGACTCATCCGAGACGAACTCGCCAAGCGAGGTGCAAGTTTCTCCCAGCCAAGACAAGCATCCGATGCAGCCGGCGGTGGACGAGAAATTGAACAGTCCCGATCCGATGGCACCAGCGGTCAAGGCGTTGGAGGAAGATTTGCAGAGACTGCTCAAGGAAGCAAACCCGGGTCGATAAGCGGTCTCGGTGTCCACTACTCAGCGAATCAGCGCAAGACACTCGTATCGTCGTTCTTCGGCAGCGGCCTAAAGGGGGCCGAACTTGAGCGCGTCAAGTCTGCCAGCGACGACCGCATCAAGCATCGCATCTACTTCTACCTTAACACTGGCCGAGGGATCAATCCCGAGGCTGGTGTCGGCAGCCACGCGCACACACTAAAACTCAACAACCTCTACGATGTAACTGCTGACCAGCTTGACTTGCGTGTCGGTCGCGATGCGAACGAGTTTGAGTCTGCTCTGATTGATGCAGGCTACGACGGCTACATGACGCAGGAGTCTGGCATTGCCGTCCTGCTCGGGCAGCGTGTCGTCACGCCTGACTATATCGGTTCTGGAATAAAACCCGACGTCCCGCTCGCCGGGCGTGCCGAGCCATCAGCATACGGCAAGGCCCAGCGCGCGCTTGCTGACCGGCGTGATCTGCCGTCTGGTCGAATGAAAGGCAGCGAGTGGCAGAAGACGCTGCCCGAGATGGACCTGTCGCATCTCGA